ATAGGAGAAACACATGGCAATATCAACATTATCAAAATTTACAGTACCTTTAGCAAACGATCAGAGTAGTGCATCACAAGGCTTGTTGATGCCAAAACTTCAATATCGTTTTAGAGCAATCCTGGAAAATTTTGGAGTATCAACACCGAGATCAGAACTAACAAAACAAGTGGTAGATATCACTAGACCAAACTTAACTTTTGACACAGTAACACTAGATGTTTACAACTCAAAAGTTTACACTGCTGGTAAACACACTTGGGAACCGATCACAATGACTTTAAGAGATGATGTAAACAACTCAGTAACTAAATTAGTTGGTGAGCAAATACAGAAACAGTTTGATTTCTTTGAACAAGCATCGGCGGCTTCAGGTATTGATTACAAATTCACAACTAGAATTGAAATGCTAGATGGTGGTAACGGAGCAAGTGCACCAAATGTATTAGAAACATTTGAGTTATATGGTGCTTACGTTGAAAACGTTAACTACAACACACTAGCATACGCAACTTCAGAGCCAGCAACTATCACAATGTCAATTAGATATGACAATGCTATACAAACTCCACAAGGAACAGGTATTGGAACAGCAGTTGCAAGAACTATTGGTACATTAAGTACAGGTGGCGGACAGTAATACACAAGATTAAGTTAGCAATTATAACAGGAAAAGCGTCTTTATAGGCGCTTTTTTTGTGACTATAAATAACAGTATGCCAAAGATAAATGACTTCTTAAAAGGTTTCCAAGACGGTCTTCCAGGAATGAAAGACTATAGACACGCATCTAGGTTGTATATCGATAACAACTATCAATTGATGCCAAAACAGAAATTTCTGTTCCATGTGGTTTTCAATCTAGACGAGTCTCAACACATAGGTGCATTTAATCGAGAGGAAAGATACGAACTCAACATGTTGGTCAAGACGTGTGATTTACCAAAGTATAATTTGAGTTATGAAGAAAAAACTCAGTACAACAAGAAGATGTACAATGCAACTAGGATCGCTTACGAACCAGTAAACATAACATTCCATGACGACCATGCAGACACTGTCAACGCCTTCTGGAAAAAGTACTACGAACACCAGATAGCAGATTCAGTATCAATGAGTAGCGACCTGACGATATCCAACACTAAGGATGATGCATTTGATAGTATTGATACAAAATCTATTAACAAGTTTGGTATGGACACTCCAAGACAAAGGAAGAAACCATACCTTAAGGGCATAGAAATATTCGTACTACACAAACAGAGATTTACTTCCATGACTTTAGTCAACCCTGTGATAGGGTCCTTTTCACATGACAATCTGGATCAAGCAGATGGGCAGGGTGTTTTAGCCAACACGATGCAGGTACTATATGAAACGGTGATTTACAAATCAGGGATTGTTAATAAAAATTCTGTTCCTGGGTTTGCAACAGTTAGATATGACAACGAGCCATCACCACTTTCGGTGTTAGGCGGTGGAACAAATTCGATATTTGGACCAGGCGGTATAGTAGATGGCATAGGCTCTGTGATGAGAAATGTTCAAAACGGTAACGTACTAGGAGCCATTCTATCAGCATCAAACACTTACAATAATGCTAAAAAAATAAGGAAAAAAGATGTCAAAGCAGAACTGAAAGGTATAGCAAAGAAGGGAGTACTTGAAATAGGAAAACAAGCAGGATCAATAGACAACCCTATAGGAGCGTTTAGTGTTGGTTCAATAATAGCCGCCGGAACTGTTATAGCAAGTGCTAGAGGTACAAGTGACAACAAAACTAATCAAAATAATACAGTGCTTTCAAACGGATCAGGACTGGATACTGTAAACTTCTTAGGTCCAGATGAGGTGTTTAACCTTATATCCAACGACAGTGCGGTCAAAAATGAAATAGCGGCAGGCATATACTTCAAGGACATTGGTTCAAGAAAAGGACTGACCCCAGCAGAGTCAAACATAGAATATGAGGCGGCATCAGACACTGTGAAGAATGTGTACACCAGTAAGTCCATAACTGATGTTAGAAAGTTGGTCACAGAAGGATATATAAAAGTATCGAGACAATCACAAGATGTTGAGATAGCAACAGAGAAAGCAACTTTATAATGGCAGATTTTTATACTAACTTACCACCTAAAGATAAAGACAGACTACAAAAGTCAATAGATAAATTGACCACTGACAACTACCAATCTGAATATCAGTTTAACGTTGGAGAGTATGACAGCGCCGTTGCCTTTTTTGTTAAGAGAGGATTCACTAGAACGTCTGCAGAGTCTACAGCATATGTAATCCTTACACAGGCAAAGATAGACAACATCAAGCCACAAGAGATATTAGACGAACTGGCTAAAGCAAAGCCATCTTTGCTTTCAGAACTAATAACCATAATATTAAATGCCAACAGATACAAGTCTAGCAGATTAGGTGTCAGGCAAACACTCACAGCAAAAGAGACTGTATCTAGAAACATCATAGACTAATGTTACCTAGATTCGCAAGAGGTAAATTCTCTCCAAAGAACGGCGACAAATATGTTGGAACGAAAACTCCTACATACAGAAGCAGTTGGGAACACGCATTCATGAGATTGTGTGACGAACATCCTAACGTGTACCAGTGGGCCAGCGAAAGCATCAAAATCCCATACAGGCATCCTTTCACAGGAAAATACACAGTATACGTTCCAGATTTTTTCATTGTGTATCAAGATAAGAACGGTAGGAAACACGCAGAGATGGTAGAAGTAAAACCCATGAGTCAGACCAGCATGGAATCTGCTGGCAGAAGTCAAGCAAAGAAAAAACAAGTCGTAATAAACATGGCTAAATGGGAGGCCGCGAATGCATTCGCAAAGCAAAGAAAAATTAGATTTAGGGTAGTGTCAGAAGAACAACTATTCCACAACGGCAAACGTAAGTAAATACGACGATGACAAAAAAGTTAGAAGATATTCTTAATTTACCAAACGTAAAACAAGCGTTCAAAGAGGTAGACAAAAAAGAGCAGGCTCGAGCAAACAAAGATCAAACAAAAGAAGTAATGAAAAACGTTGATCCGCAAACACGAAAAAATTTAGAGAAAAGTTACGCAGAGTTTGACAAGATTGCGGCCGCACTACCACAGGTGAAAGGACTAGGTGAACTATCAGATCTAGAGTTAGACAAACTGGCTATTGAGTCTGAAGAGAGTTACAAAAATCTAATGGACTTGGGCATGAACGTTGACTCACGTTATTCTGGACGTATATTTGAGGTTGCAAGTAATTTCCTAAAAAATGCCATAGATGCTAAAAGCGGCAAGATAGATAAAAAGCTCAAAATGGTGGAATTACAGTTGAAGAAAATGAAACTAGACAAAGACGGCAATAAAGACGGTGGTCCTATAGAGGAAAGCGACGGATTTGTCATATCTGACCGTAACGAATTGATGAAGAAACTACTGAAAAAAGACTAAATATTGCATATGAGCACGTTTAAAGACTATCTAACAGAATCAGCAAAGTCGTATGACTACAAAATTAAGGTAGCAGGCGAAGTAGCAGATGATTTTGCTTCTAAACTAGAATCAGCACTTGCGAAGTTTGAAGTTGCAAACATGTCTGCAGGTAAGAAAACACCTATCATGACATTGCCACTTGATTTTCCTGCCTTAAGCAATGAGCAGGTTACAATCTTTGACGTGACGACAAATTATCCAGCATCATCAAATGTAATGAAAGAATACCTTTCGGACATTTTGAGAGTTCCGGCAACGCACATTGTTGTTAGGAAACCAGGCGAGCCTACAGAAGAATACCAAGATCAAATGCAAGTTGCTAAAAATTCAGAATACAAAAACAAATTGCTATCTTTAGACTACCAAGATGCACCGAAAGTTAAAGGTGAAGAGTTCCATTCAGCAAAAGCAAACATGGGATTATTAAAAGAATTATTAAAGGATAGACAAGAACAAGAAGGTCATCCAAAAGAAAAAGAAAATATTCAAACTAAAGAAGAAGGAAGTACACCAAGTCCTTTGAGTAAATCAACTAACCCACACCCAGACCCAAAAAGGAAATAAGTTATGGAAATGATTGACGTATTAACAAGATTAAAAGAAATAGCAGAAAACAAACCTGAATTGGTTAAAGATGCAGTGGAGAGTGTTGAGAAAACAAATCCTAAAGTTGATGAAGGTAAAGTGAAAGACTACTTGCACGGCGAAGCAGAAAAAATGTCTAGAGATGAATTCTTAAAGAAACACGGTGAAAGCCTAAGAGGCTTCTACAACGCAATCAACGGCGACGAAGATGACGATGATGCTAGACCAGATTCAATGGAAGGCAAAGAAATGAAAAAAGAAACAGTAAAAGAAGATATTAAAATTTCAGCAGACAGTCCACAAGAAGCATCAATGATGATGCAGATTTTAAAATTGGCAGGTGTGCAACAAGTTGATCCAGCAATGATCGGCGCAGACGAACCAAAAGCAGAACCAGAAGAAGAGTGTCCAGTATGTGGCAACGATGTAGACGACATGGCTAAAATGAGAGATGTTGTTAAAAATCCTGAAGACGAAAAACAGGAAGAAACGTTTGCTAATTCTCCAGGAGACAGAGAAAAAGACGAACCAACAACAATGGACACAGACACTCTAGTAAACACTATGTCAGGTGGCATGAACAGACAGAAGAAAACTCATCAAAGAGTTTCTCCTGGTGACAATCCAATGGCGGCAGAAGACAAAATCACAGAACAGGATCTTGCAAACAGTTTAAGAGACCAGTACAACGCTTTCAAAGAAAGTTACAAGAAAGTGGCAGAAGCAAAAGCAAAACCTGACTTCTTAGATATGGACAAAGACGGCAACAAAACAGAACCAATGAAAAAAGCCGTTAAAGACAAAGAAGCAAAGTAATACTTTTCTACCCCGTACCACAGCGTTAAATACTACACTATGGCGTATGTATCATTAGACAGCGATCAAATTAAAAAGGCGCACAAGAAACACAAATACACCAAAGAGCAAGTTGAACAACTTGAGAAGTGTATGGATCCGAAGAATGGACCTTTGTTCTTTATGAAAACTTTCATGAAGATACAACACCCCACAAAAGGTGAGATGAAGTTTGAACCATTCCCATATCAGGAAAGGTTAGTAGAGGCCTATAATGATCATAGATTCAGCATATCGATGTTACCAAGACAGACAGGAAAGACTACCTGTGCTTCGGGATACCTT